CAACTAAGTCTATCTGTTAAATGGTGTAATACTTCACCATCAAGAAACAAAGCAACGTGATTTAATCCATCTGCCATGATTGACATAAATAATAAATCACCATTCTCTAACTTTTCTTCTTGTCTCAACTGTCTAAAACCAGTTCGCCATGCACATCTTTCAAACATAGGATCTTTCAAAAACTCTTCTGGTGTTAAAGGTCTTTCCCAATCTCTAAGTTCAATACCTCTTTCCTGCTTATACCAATCCCTAACAAGTGACCAACAATCGGTAACACCCCAGACCCACGGACGGCCTAATAAAGGTGCTTTATATCCTGATGGTTCGTAATATCCCCATTGTTCTGTTTTAGGGTTAACAATATGCCACGGAAGTTTACTCTGTTCACAACTTAATTTATCTGCCTGACTAGGAATTGGTGGAGTGACGGGGTGAGAATGAATAACAGCAACAATATCTCCCTGATTTGATGCTTTTACATAATCAACTGGATCAAGAATAAAACATTGATGTGCAGTCATAGCAAGATTATTGCAGGGATAATATCTTTCTTTGCCTTTGATATTTACTAATAATCCAACAGATTCTTTAGGGTCTTGGTCTTTCGCATGAACCAATGCAGCGTCTTTCCAATTCATCCGTTAATCGTTCCAATAGAGGGAAATTCTGCTCTTGTGCATTGCCTTTTAGGAGCACGAACTCCTGCCATGTCTGATGCTGTTGCCAGTTCAAACACTACAACTTCTCTATTCTCTGCCGACTTTCTATCAATTAGAAAAACTTCTCTTGCATATTCGGCTGTAGGATCTGGTGTACCATAAGGATTTACATTGCTTGGAAAGTTAACAGCATCAATAAATCTTGCTTGAGTTCTTATGCGTGTAAAAGTAGCACCAGTTAAATCATTTCCTGTTGTAGTTTCATTTACATTCAAAAGAATAGCTGTAATTGTTCCAAGTGCATTACTGACAGTCAAAGTGGGTCTGGGTAATTGACCCCTTTGATAAGCAAAGCCTTCAGCTTTTATAGGAAATCTTTGGTATGTATCACCAGCCCAGACTATTTCACCATTATCCTTCAGACTTGTTCCATTATGAAATCTATGTGTTGTAGCTGATCCATGCAATGCTGCTGTAGTTGTAAGAGTAAAAAGTTCTATTATTGCTGATGGATTAATACTTTGAAGATCACTAATAACAGAAGCACTACTCATGGTTCAAATACCTCTCTGAATGTTGCCTGTATTGTGGCACGATTATTGTAAGGAATAGATTTATTCCAAGATTCACAGACATATTTGCCAGTACCAGACAAGGTGATAGAAACATTTCCACTATTAGTGGCACTGGCAGCAGCCGTTACTGTAAAAGTATTTGAATCTGCAACAGAGGCAACAATAAACGTACCATCAGTAGCAGAACCAGAAGTGTAATCTACTGTCAATTCATCTCCCACTGCAACACCATGATTAGTAATTGTGATTGTAACTGTAGTACCTGACTGAGAATAAGTTCCAGTTTTTGTAAAGCCCTCTCCTGGTGGAGTGAAATCAAAACTGGCACTATCATTAGCTCTGCTATCTAAAAATCCTTCTATAACATCTGCTTCTGTCTCTGAAACATTAAAAGTAAAATTAAATATCTTTGGATTTTGATGAGCAGCGAGTCCAAATAATATTCTATGTTCAAACCCATCTGCAAAACGTACTGTTCTAGTATTCGGTTGTGATCTTTTTCGTTGCCCGTAAGCAGGGGTAATCGAGGGAAAGGTAGCCATTATGCAAGTAAACCTCCAGGACGTTTTTGTTTAATTAATTCAGATTCTATCGCTGCTGACAATACAAGACCAAGTTCTCTACCACCTTGTTCATCACCTTCAACAGAAGAACCAGAAGCATCCACGTTTACAACTATATTTGTACCACCTCCACCGATACCAGCTAAATCATGGTTTGGAATTATATTGCCTGATTGGTTAGGAACAAATAATTCTGGGCCACGTTCTCCAACAAGTGTAGGTTGTCTCATCCCAATAGGACCACCATTCGCTGCTGTAACTACTTTATTTTGTATATCATTTATTGGATTAGTAAACATATTACTAAATAAACTTAAAAATCCTTTTTGTATTTGTATTGCAGCCATTCTTGCAGCAGAATCTAAAAAATGATCTGCAATTCGATTAAGCATATTTCTAAATGCTTCTCCAACTGTCATTGTTCCTTTAATTATTCCTTTGAATGATTCCTCAAATCCATCTCTAATAGAAACACTAAGATCAAGAATTTGTCTTAAAGGATTTAACATTTTTTTCAATTCTTCATCAGGTGCTTTAAATTCTTGAAGAAACTGTAAATTTTCTACATTTTTACTAAGTTGGTCAACCAGTTTTTTAGCTGATTCTGTGCTTAAATCAAATTCAGGAGGTAAAGTTTTTAAAGCTTCTTTTAATAAATTTGTATCTTGAATTATAGGAACAAGAATTTTATCAATTTCATTTAATCTATCTTTCAAAGGTTTAGAAGTATCTTGTAATATTCTTTGTATTTCAGTATTTTCACTCGCTATAGCAGTTATTGTTTTTGTAAATTCCTGACTAAAAGTAGTTATATCTGCTAGAGGATTAACACCATCAAATCTTAAAAATCCTGATACCTGTCCTAACCTTTCTACTCGTTTCAAATCCTCTTCAAATCTATCAGTAAATACATCAGCTTGTTTTGCTGCTAAAAGAGAATTAACTATAAAATCATTTGCAGCCTCAGAACCTTCTTCGGCTAAAATTTTATATGCTTCAAATTCAGTTCCTAATGTTAATTGTTCACTTAATTGTTGGATTCTTGTAAGAGTATTTGAAAAATCATTTAAACCGATAGTTGCATCAAATAAATCTCTACTGCCAAAAAGTCTTGCTAAATCTAATCCTCCTACATCTGCAAATTTACTAAATTGAGCTACTAATTCAGTTGCTTCTTCTTTTGTAATATCTAAATCTTTACCTAATTGTTTTATTTCTCTTCGTGTAAATTGAGTTGATGCTCCTGCATTTTTAAGATCTTCATTTAAAGTCCGAACTGCTTTTCTAAAGTTTTTTATTTTTTCAATTTCAGCAGCAATAGCAGTAGCAAATATAGATGCAGCAAAACCGCCTCCAGGTGCTAATGCTCCTCCAATACCGCCAGCCAAACCACCAAGAACAGAACTTAAGCCACCAGCACCAAACAAAGCAGGGAAACCTCCTCCAATCAAAGCACTTCCGACTCCACCTTTGACTCTTCCTATAGCACCACCTTGCATAGCAAATGGACCTTGTAAAGCATTTTTCCCAAAACCTAATCTATTTCTCAAAGGTTGACGAGGACCAATTTGACCGCCTGTCATGCCAAAACCACTACCAGGTAAAAATCCTTGTGCTTGCCCAGTTAAAGCACCAAAGTTAGCTGCTGTAGCTTGTTGAGATAATATTTGTGATGACTTTTTAGTTGATACAGCTATTTTTTTTGTATCTTTTCCAATATTAGTTATTTTGTCAGCAGCTTCACTAAAAGCTAAAAATCCACCTTGCGAAGTATTTAGTAATTGAGCAGGACCAATCCTACCTCCAGTTTGACCAAAATCGCCAACGACAGATGGCCTTCCTGGATTTACATTTGTGAATCTAAGTGCTCTATTTTGACGTATATTTTCTTTTATCTGTTGTTTTCTTTGCTGTTTCAGTTGAAACATAGGATCTGATTCCATCCTCAATTTATTAAGTAACTTTTCTTTTTCTTTTAATTGATGGTTATGTTCTTTTTCTACATTTACTAAAGCTTTAGCTGCTCTTTTAAAACTAGAAGTGCCAACTGCTGCTCTATCTAATAATCTTCTAGCTCTTGTAAGTTGTTTATTAAAACTATTTATAGATACTGGTAAAACTTTATTTTGTTCTCTTGCTTTTTTATTAAATTCAGTTATTTCTTTTGTTGCTCCTCTTAGTTCTTTACGAAGAGTTATAAGCTTATTAGAATTTTTTAATGCAATAGCAATATCAACATTATATGCAGCCACTTTATTAAAAATCTAAATTATTCTTATTCTACCTTTTAAATCCTTTTAAGGCACGACCTCGTTGTGCTTCTTCTTGTTGTTTTTTATATTCTTCATTTTCAAGCTCTGCAAAAGCAGCCCAACCTATCATCTCTTCAATAGTCAAAGTATTACATAATTCAGCTACAGTCTTATGTAACTGCTTTGCTAAAGAAAATAAAAACTTCCAATCATTATTAGCTTTTTAAATCGGCTTTTGCCTCACTTACCTCCTTTTCTGTTCCTACAGTAATCATCGCTATTTGTATTTGTTCTAAAACAGATGCTTCAACTTCTCTCCTTAATGAAGCTTTATCTCCATCTTGAAATAACTTATTACCATCTTTATCTAATGATTTTTCAATCATCATTTGTAATGCGTAATCATTTGTATCATCAGTACCAGTTTTCTTTTGAATAGCTTCTCTTTCTGCGATAGTTAAAGGATGCCAGTAAACAGTGAGGATAATTTCATCATCTTGCTTTACATCATGCTTGTAAAGTTGTGAAACTCCAAACTTGTTTTTGAGAAGGTCTACGGCTCGTGTCATTTTAATATATAACTGATATTAGTATACTAGGCATTTGCTGTGAATTGGCAAGATATTAAACCTAAAAAGTGTGAACTGTCATCTAATTCTATAGGAGCAGGACCAACAACATCTAATACTCTTGGAGCACAACTGAATGTATCAGTGTAATTAGAAGCATTAACAGAAGTAAGACCATCTATAACGGCTTCTCCCAATGAAGATAAAGTAGCTGGCCCTT